AATCAGTAGCTCCATACAGATTACCTGAAGCATCAGGCGGGTAGGCGGTAATAACGGACTCAAAAGTAGCGGTTAAGCCACTTGCATCAATACCCTGATCATTGATATTGGCATCATCCAGCATAGGAAGATAGTGATACCGTTTAATTGTTTTGCCCATATTCTTAGGCATTGCTACCGTATCGGCAAGCTGAGAAAAATACTGCTCTTTCTTAAGTTCAATAAGAGCCTTTTTCTGGTAATAGTCAGTTCTAAACTGCGTTCCAATATTAGACGCAGTTGTTCCAGGATCATTATATCCTGCTACATCGGCTTCAGCCATTATATTAATTCCTTATATTAAACTTTAAATTTCTTTGGATCAAACTTTTCAAAGTCCTCATCCGACATAGTTAACGGATTGTACGATTCTTTAACCGGAGTACCTACTGTTTTAGTAGGGCTGGCTGCTTTTTTGCGTTCTTTCCGTTTAATCTCTTCTGGAGTTGGTTCTTTTACTATAGTTTGAGTGGGCTCAATAACTACGGCTTTAGGAGGAGCACCTAATTTCCCGGCTGCATGAAGTGCATCACCTACTTTTCTGTAAGCATCAAAATCTGATACACCCTGCAATTTACCTAAACTCCGCTCATACGTAACTACGCCCATAACTTTATCAAACGTGCCATCAGCAACATGATCATTGATTATTGAGATAATTTGAGGTTTGCTGGCTATGACAGTTCGACTAGCATCATCCCAATCTTTAGTAATAACATTAAGAGTTTGAGCATAGGTAGGTGATTGCTTGATATTATCAAGTACCGTATCTAATTCAATCTCTGTATCATTAACTACTTGGGTGGTTGGCGTATATGCGCTGTCATCTTTAACATTTATATCAAGAGGATCAAGGCCGCTATCTTTTACCAGCTTTGTGATTGCCTCTGGATTCTTATTCTTAAGATCAATTAAATAACTTAGCTGATCTACATCTAATAAATCATTCTTCTCTAGAACCTTTAATAACTTCAACGAGGGTTTTAATCCTGCCATCTTTTTATGATAGTTTGCACCCATTTGCATAAGAGTAACAGCATCCTCTGCACTCTTCATTTGCATCTGTGTCCCATTAGCTTTAAATGGGGCCATAACCTTATCATACTCTGCTTTGTAATCTATAACGGTTTCAGGAACTTCCTTGTCATCTTCAGGAACCTTTTCTTCTTTCTTGGTATCTTCAACCGTATCAGTTTCTACAGCCTTTTTAACCGGTACTTCTTCAACCTCTACAGACTCTGTTTCTTCTGCAGGTTCTTCAGTAGCAACTATTGGTTCTATTTCTTTATCATCAGGAAGATCTTCTTCCTTTTCTTTCTTATCTTCTTCTTCTTCTTTTGGTTCAACAGGAATAACCTCTTTCTGTGGTTCATCCTCTAACTTTAGGAAGTCTTCATCAGAAAGCTCAAGCATGTCATAATTAACAGCATCGGCTGTATCTTGTTCTAACTCTTTATCTTCTTGTAGGGTAGTAACCATAATATTATTCCTCCCCTAACATCAACTCACGTTCTTGTTCATCAGCCATTAAACTACTTTCTGCCATACGACCCTCTTGTTCAACATGTAAGAGAAACTGATTAAACTGCCCAATAGCATTGATCTGTTGATCAATATACTTTTGATTCCGTTCATCCTGCATACCTATACTGGCTTTAACTTTAACCAAACGAATTGATTGCTCATTTATAAACTTGTTTAAAATAAGTTTCTTAAAGTTTGAATTCTTATGCAGTTGTTTCAATGCATCTGCTAACATAATCTTTTCTTTTGCTTGTGTCATTGAAATCTCTATTGTTTCTAATTCCTGTTCTGTTGCCATGTTTTCCTCTCTTTGTGTCCTTTCATCTATTAGATGATAAGCTATTAATTATTAATATCAAACCACCAAGCACTATTGCTTTGGTTGGGTTTCTTTAGGTTTATCCCGATCAAGCATTGCTTCAACAGCTTTAGTTGCCATTTCATTCTTTGCTTTAGCATCAATCTTTTGAAGTTCTCTTGCGTGACCTACTCCTGATTCTTCTTCTAAATAATCTAAATCTTTCCTATCTGCATCACTGGATAGATGCCTTGATTTTGCTCCTTCAGTACCAGCCTTAGATAGGTTAAGTTCGCCCTGAGTACCATCTTTAAATCCACGTGCACCACTTGCTTCTGCATCCGCACCATGTTTAGCAGCTAATGCAGATTCTTTAGCAATCTGTGCTTCTAATAACTTAATCTCTAATTCCATTTTCTTTTGTTGAAATGGATTAGGCTGTGGGTTATAATCTTCAATCTTCTGTGCCATATCCGGCATCTTACGTAACCGAGCAATATCTGATAGTATCATCTTAGATAATTCCGGGTCCATATTATTACCCATTGTCTGTAACATAAAAGCTAACTCTTCTGCTTTCTTGTTATCTTCTTCTGCTGTACTAATACTTAACCTTAAATCAAAGTTACCAGGCAGATCATCTCTTCTAATATTAACAAATTCTTTATCAGTAATTCTTATAACTTCTTCATCAGATAACCACTCAGCATTCATAGAAATAAACTTACGACCTACCTGTACAACTCCATAAGCCAATCTACGCAGAATACCTGTCTCTCTTTTACTTGCAGCATCCATTGCACTACGTACACCCGTTGCTACATTACCTAAACTCTGTCCAGTGATACCAGTACTGAATGCCTTAACACCAGATAGGCTTTCAGCATCAGCATTCTGAAGAGTGATCATGTTATATGCGGATTGTGGTATCTCAGGATATACATGAGGATAAATACCTTGCCGAGGATCAACATTAGCATTAAACTCATAATCATCTCCTCTCTTATATTTACGTTGATTCGTAATATCTAATAGGTCTTTACGCATACCTGTCTGCCCACTTGCAGACTTACCCAATAAATCAATCATACCTCTTGTTACAGCACCAATAATCTGTTGATTTTCTTCTATTAAGGCACCATCTGGTTCACCGAAGACTGATCTGCGTACAGGCATATATACTGCACAAACGAATGGAGGTTTCTTGTCTGGGAAGGGATTAACTTCCATACGAATCATTGTATCATTAACCCAAGCAGCAACAATAGGTTCAACAATACCAGTATTATGAATATCCCAGGTACCCCAGTATTCATATACAACAAATTGCTTACGGGGATTGTCTATAAAATTAAAAGTAGATATGTCTGCATTTTCTTCATAATCCGGATTAGCTAAAGGAGAGGCTGCCTCTACATTAATAGAATCTAAATTAGTGTACTTACCATCTTTACGTAATTCAGATAAAGAAGACTTAAACTTCTCACCTATAAAATTAGCTTTATCTGTATCCCCATCACAAGAAGGATCTATAATTAAGTTATGTATATCCGGGATATTGACAGTAGGTTGATTTTTGGTTTCTTTTATTTGAGTTATTGTTTTAGTATCTATTTGATGCGGAATAACAGCAATACCCTGTTGTACAAATATATCTAAAGCCTGGTCTAACCCTGGAGTAGAATAATCTAAATAACCTTCAAGGTTCGTCTGCTTTAATTCAACTAATTTTGCATACTTTTCAGCTAACTGACCTGTAGGTTCAGGCGTAAACTGGTAAATAGGAACTTCTTCTGTAACTTCTGTTTCTTCTGTATCCCAACCAACTTTAACTATAACCGTACCAATATCAACAGCATCCCGAACAAATGTATCAATAAATGCTACTTTATTAATTTTAGTATTAAACTGATTATTTAACACTAACTCATTCTGTTTAGCTCTTTTTCTGTCGCCTGCAGTAATAGGGTGTACATTGAATATATCTGGAGTACTTAAGAAAGGTTCTGCCAGTGAAGAATACCGCCACTCTGCCTGCCGTCTGATAACCTTTGGGCCTACAGAAGAGTTACCTTCTACTTCTATTGGTTTAGCTGCTCCGGTCATACTAAGATTTTCTAACCACTTATCTACCAGAAGTAAATGAGCATCATTATCTTGAGCAGCATCATCTAAATTCTGCTTTAAATCACTTATAGAAGGTTCATTTTCCCATTTAGTGAGTTTTCTATCTTCTTTAAAGTCATCTGCTGTATCCATATAAAATCCTATATACTATCTAAATAGTAATTAATTCTGCTAACTGTAACTAATAATAAACCAAAAAACAACACTTACTCTTCTTTCTTAGGAAATCTATCTTTAACTACTAGACACTTATTTACATAATCAGCCATCTGTTTATCCCCGTCTTTCTTCCTCTTTGAATCCTTTTGCTTTACTGCTGCATCAATATATTCCATAGAATCAGGATATGC